CGCAGGAGCTGGAGGTGCCGCAGCGGTGGTACGAGGCGATCGTGGCCATGCTGGCGGCGAAGCTGGCGCTGGAGATTGCCGAGGTCAACTCGGCGCTGATCCCGATGCTGGACCAGAAGGCCAGCGCGGCACTCTACACGGCGCAGGCCGAGGAGCGCGACAACAGTCCGATGATGATGGCGCCTAATATTAGTGTTTACACACGATGACGTGCGGCATTTACATCATACGCCACCGTGAAAGCGGGAGAGAGTACGTAGGCCGTTCGGTCGATATACAGACGCGCTGGAGCGGCCATCGGCACGACGCTGCATTTGGCCGCAAAAACAACTACATCCACAACGCGCTTCGCAAATACGGATCGAAAGCCTTTGATTGGGTAGTCCTGAAAGAAGTCAATGAACTTGATTTGTGCGCGGCGGAACAGGAGTGCATACTAGGGCGAAACACGCTACATCCTGCTGGTTTCAACATCGGAGGCACCGAAGGTGGGTTCCCTTCAAAAGCGTTAATCGAAGCCATGGAACCGGAGCAGCGCGAGGCGTGGAAAGCCACCATGCGCCGGGTGTCTAAACAGGGCGCCGACGCAATGGTGGAAAAACGTAAAGATAGCAAATACGAGGCCGCGTACCGGGCTGTGAAAAGCGCAGCGTCCACAGCCCGTGAAGCAAACATTCGTCGTCGCCGGGCCGAAGAGCCGGAGTACGACGCCAAGGAGCGAAACCGCAGACGTTCTGCTGCGCTTAAAAACCCACGCACGAACCCTGCGGCGTCCGCGTCTACTTTTCGCGAACGAATGGCTTCTAATCCTGATTTTGCTGCACAGGTCCGCGCGAACCGTGCTAAAGCGGCGCGGGTAGCACATGCCGCCCGTAAGCTCCGCAAGGAGGAAGCGGAAAATGCCGTTGTATCTTGATACGCGAGGCCGCAGTACGCTTAGTGTGGGCATTTGCGGCCGCTGCAGCCGCAAGTTCAGCCTCGATGACCTGTACAGCGATCCCAACTACCCAGGCTTGAAAGTGTGCAAGGTCGACGTGGACGACTACGATCCATATCGCCTTCCCGCGCGCCAGCCCGAGAAGATTTCCCTGTTGTTCGCACGCCCCGACACGCCGATCGCCACCAACCCCGCTGGTCTCATCGTTGAAAACGGCGATCAGTTCCTGATCAACGAGGGCAACGATGAGTATCTGGAGCCGTAAATGACCGTACCCAGCAATCTCATCCCCACAACCATTACGCAGTTGCCCGAGTATACGGGCCTCAGCACGGCTGGATATTTGCCTTATGTTCTCGGTGGCGTCACCTACAAGGTTCAGTTCAGCAACATCGCGGCTGTCGGCGCGGTGCCGTCGACGCGCACGATCACTGGTGGAGGCGGCCTCACTGGTGGCGGCGATCTGTCTGCTGACCGCGTTATATCTATCGCTGCTGGTGGTGTTGGCTTTAGCCAGCTTACTGACAGCGGTGTCACCGTGGGCACCTACGGCGATGCGACGAACATTCCGGTCCTGACTGTCGACATCAAGGGCCGCGTCACCGTCGCCAGCATCACGCCGATCAACCTTGCTGCCTATGTGCCGACATCGCGCAGCATCATTGCTGGCGCAGGCCTGACGGGCGGCGGCACACTGGCGGCGGATCGCACCATCTCGATGATTTTGTCAACAGCGTTGCCGCAGTCTGGTGGCGTGCCGAGCGCGGGCGCAAACAGCGTTGCGGCGCGTGAGGATCACGTCCACCCGGCCGTTGATCTTACCGACACTACAGAAACCACGGGCGTGCTCCCTTTGTCCCGTGGAGGCACCGGCAGCAACCTATCCCCTGTTGCCGGTGCCATACTCTACAGCGACGGCTCCAACGTTGACATGTCCAATCCGGGCACCGTTAACCAGGTGCTGTTCTCCGAGGGCACAGCGGCCCCGACGTGGCGCAGTCTGACGGCCGGCACGACGGGCCTGAGCTTCAGCATCGTGGGCAGCGCGTTTGTCCTGGGCGGCACGCTGGCGATTGCCAACGGCGGCACGAACGCGACGACGGTGCCGACTGCGCGCGTCAACCTGCTGCCCAGCTACAGCGGCAATGCAGGTAAGGCGCTGGCCCTCAACGCTGGCGGCACCGATGTCGAGTGGATCTCGATCACGGGCGCGGGCACTGTCACCAGCGTCAACGCCAGCGGTGGCACGACCGGCCTGACGTTCAGCGGTGGGCCGATCACGTCAGCCGGGACGCTGACGCTGGCTGGCACGTTGGCCGCGGTCAACGGCGGCACGGGCATCTCCAGCTATGCCGTGGGCGATCTGGTTTTCGCCAACACGACGACGAGCCTCAACAGGTTGGCGATTGGCACGTCAACTTTCCTGTTGGCGTCGAACGGCACCACGCCGGCCTACGTCAACCCGTCAACGGTGACCGTGGGCAATGCGACTAACGCGGTTACTGCCACGACTGCCACCACGGCAACGACCGCAACGACTGCGACGACCGCCACCAACATTGCGGGCGGCGCTGCGGGCTCGGTCCCGTATCAGAGCGGCTCGGGCGCGACGACGTTCTTGGCGTCTGGCACTGGCGTGCTGGTCAACGCCGGCGGCAACCCCAGCTACAGCCTGACGCCCTCGCTGACGCAGGTGACGGTGGCGGGCAATCCGACCGTCGCTCTGCAAGTGGCGACGAAGCAGTACGTCGATGGGTTGGTCGCCAGTGGCATCACCTATCACTCGCCGGTCAAGTATGTAGTCCCCCTCTCTACGGGCAACCTCAACGCGATCTACAATCAGCCTGGCGGCGCTGGGGTCGGTGTCGGCGCGACATTGACCAACAACGGCGCGTTTGCGGCCTTCGCCCCTGACGGCACGACTGCGATAGTCGGCGAACGCATTCTGATCTACAATCAGACCAGTGCGTTCCAGAACGGCGTTTATACCGTAACCACAGTTGGTAGCGGCGCCGCGGCTTGGGTTCTGACGCGCTCCACTGACACCGACACCTACGCGCTGAAGAGCCCGACCGGCTTGGGCGAGGGTGACGCCTTCTTTGTCACGAGCGGCACAACAGGTGCCGGTCAAACCTATGTGGTAAACACCCAAGGTGTGATCACATTCGGCACAACGTCGATCAATTTCGTTGAGATTTCATCGTCGCAGATTTACAGCGCGGGCACTGGCCTGACGCTGACCGGCACCACCTTCAGCCTGACATCGCCTGTAGCCACAACGCTGGGCGGCACGGGCCTGACGAGCTTCACGACGAACGGTGCGGTGTTTGCCACGTCCACGTCGGCCCTGACGACCGGCACGCTGCCTGTTGTCTCGGGCGGCACGGGGCAGACGACGTTCACCGACGGCCAGTTGCTGATCGGCAACACCACCGGCAACACGCTGACCAAGGCGACGCTGACGGCGGGCACGGCCATCAGCATCACGAACGGCTCTGGCTCGATCACTGTCACGAACAGCGCGCCCGATCAGGTGGTGAGCATCACCGGCGGCACGAACATCAGCGTCACCGGGACATACCCCAGCTTCACCGTCTCGGCCTCTGGCGGCGGCACTGTCACCTCGGTGAATGTCAGCGGCGGCACCACAGGCTTGACGTTCAGCGGCGGCCCGGTGACGGCTGCGGGCACGATCACGATGGCCGGCACACTGGCCATTGCCAATGGCGGCACGAACGGCACGAACGCCCCGACTTCCGGTGGCGTTGCCTTCGGCACGGGTACGGCTTACAATTTCACGAGTGCTGGCACTGCCGGCCAAGTTCTGGTATCTACCGGGGCGTCAGCGCCCGCGTTCGGTGGTATTGACGGAGGAACCTTCTAGTGGCGGCCACAAACTTTACGCCGATCCAGCTCTATCGCTCGTCCACGGCGAGCGCGGTGCCGCTTGCCGCTAACCTTGCGGCGGGCGAATTGGCGATCAACACGGCTGACGTGGCGCTCTTTGCCGAGAACTCGGCGGGCACCGTCAAGCGGATCATGAACAACCCGGCCGGCCTGCTGTATCCGATTACGGACGGCACTGCTGGTCAGGTCATCTCCACGAACGGTAGCGGCACTCTGACTTTCTCCACGCCCGCCGCTGGCGCAACCAAGGGGCAGGCCATCGCCTTCGCCCTCATCTTCGGACTGTGAGGAAGTAGGTCATGGCCAACCCGACTATTGTCAACGTC